ATTCGATCGTGGCGTTTCTTATCAGCCATATCTCTTTTCTTTTCGATTTCTTTTTCTCTTTGAATTCTATCTTTAGCTACTTCAACCGAGTTTTCTAAAACTTCAACGTCTGTTAGCCATTTTCTAAATTTCACTCCGTTCTGTTCCACAATAACGTAATTAGATCCTAAGAATGATACCGTAGCAATACTAGAATCTTCTTTAATAACCACATCGTCACCAACATCAAAAAGATTACCACGAATATATTGCTCTCTTTCTTCTGATACAGGTTCTAATGTAATATGGTTTCTAAATGTATTTTCTTCTTTTAATCCTAAACCTTTGCGGACAGCATTGTATAGAGCTTTTGTATCAGCATTTCGCAGTGTTGTAGGAACGCTTTGGCTGAACTTAGTAAAGTCGCCATCCTTAACAGCGTTTCTAACTTTAGTTGCACTCATCCCTTCAGTGCCTTCGGCATCTGGACTTCTCTTGCCAGCAGATTCTACAGTAATCTTTTCAAAGTTATAGAATCCGTGTCTACTCTTTTCACCGTTATATCTTTTAAGAAGAACATCAAACTGTCTTACTTCTGGTTCGCCAACAACCATTACAATTTTATTAAAGCCTTCATTATATAATGATACTGCTGCAAGTAATGCTGTACGGATTTGATCGCTCATTATAATTGAACGCGCATACTTTGGAAACATCTTACGAGCAAACTTAACTTTAGTCTTATAATCTAATGGGTTTTTATTTGCATCTTGAGAATGAGATAAAAATATGCGGTATGGGTTTTTACCTGCTTTCTTAGCTAATACTGATAAAAGCTTTTCATGACCAATGGTAGGAGGGTTCATTCTACCAAAGGTAAAATAAACAGTTTTATCTTCTTCAACTAAAAAGCTTTTAAATGAATTAATCACTTAGACCCGCCTCTCTTTTTTGCAAGCTCGGCTTGACGAACTTTTGGATAAAGCTTGCGTGCAATTTGAGCTATTCTTTTTTTAATTGCAGGTTTTTCTAAACGCTTTTCTAATTCTTGACGGCGGGCGAATGATAATTCGCTTTTTGGAATATCTTTAGTTAATTTTTTTAAGATAGCATTTCTAGCAGCTTTCATTGCACGTTTTTGTAACTTTTCTTTTGATGCAATTTTTCTCTTAGCGCGTTCTCTACCTAATTTAATTTTAGGTTGTAGTCTTTGAAATGCTCTTTTTCTTTGAAGGCGTTGAGCTACAGATAAGGCTTCATCTACGGATTTAGATACCCAATGAGAACCATCCGGATCAGAACTATCATTTTTACAGTCTGTGGTTGGCTTATTATATTCATCACCACAGTCTTTACAAACCTTTATTGCTTTTTCAGAAACTTCGGTTTCTTCACCAAGATCTTTTGAGGTAACAAGATATTTTGCCATAGCAACATGCTTAGGCATACCATTTGCAATAGCTCTTTTTGCCTTAGCAACCTTATCGCCTACCCGATCAAACAAACCTTCTACTTGAGTAGACTCACCTATGGGTCCACCTTCACCTACACCAATTGTTCTTTTTCTACGGTAAGCACGGTAGTTGATGAGTTCATCTTCGCCAGGCATGTATTGAGTGGTATGAAGATCATCAAATGATAATGGTCTAGGATCCGCTAATGGTTCCTTTTGATCCATTTCAAGTATGTCTTTGAATCGCAGAAGCTTATCTGCCATTTTTATTCTCCTGGTTTTCCCATCTAATATACTATGAGCGACGTGGCGTTTGCCAGCCTTTCAAAATCTCTGGGCTAAAGTTGGCGTATGAAAATTCCATACGATCAACAATCTTAACCGCTTCACCACCAAGGGTATCGATAGCTACAAAGCCTTCCGATCCTGTGGTTATATAACCGTTCTTTGTGTGCTTTAAGAAAGTACTAATTTTATTACAACGGTCTAATATATTTATCAATTTTAATTTCGCCAGAATGATCAATTTTTGCAAATCAAAAATCTTTTTTAAAGCCATTTTATTAGCTGGTGAAAAGAAAGATAATATATCATTTAAAGCTTTTTGCTGCGTTGCCTTGCCAGCAGCCGTCGTTCTTTTGTTTATTTCTTTTTGATACTTTGCTTTGATCCAGCTGACGAGGTTTCGTGTGTGCGCTGCAGTATCATTAACAACCGTGCCTGCTCGTACGTGGGTGTTGTTAAATTGCTCAATGAGTTTCGCAAGGTTTTGATTTTGTTCGAGCTGCCTAAGAGTCGATCCCGAGATTTGGTTAAATATTTTTCCAGCTTCTGAAAGATATCCATTCACTTCCTCCGTATCTTTTTTGGACATAGTATATTTAGTCATGTCTCTTAGCATAGCGTCTTGAGACCAGACATCTTTTGTTTTTTTAAATTTCGAAACATCAACACCATAGGATGCTTTCATTGATTCGAATGAATTACCAGTATAAGTTGTGTGCCAGACAATACCTATTTTTGCTTTTTTGACATCTTTCGCCATTTCCGTATTTGCCGGTATCGCATAGACAATCGTGTTAGGATGGAAAGTAACATAGGACTTTCCTTTGATTTTTTGAGTCTTAAGATCAGAGCTTGAGAATAGAAAATCCCCTTGAACCACACCTCGTATCCCAAGAGCCGGCAAGTAAGCAAGAGCTTGTTTAAGTTTAACCGAAAGGTCGCCACTAGTGTCTGCATCAATATCTTCATCTGTCTTATAAACCTTTGGTGACTTATTAAAGATCCCTTTCTTTGCTACAAAAAATTTACCATCACGAGGATCGGTACCAGCAAAAATAGCAGGAGCTCCATCCCACTTAACAGATACTTTTCCATCGTGTTCTCCAGCAAATGTATCACGTAAAGCACGTAACGCTAGAATTGCCTGACGAGTACCATCAACTCCACCATAGAGAACTTTGTCCTCGATGTGAGTCATATGAGTATTTTTTTGTTCAGTTATAAATTCAGCGAAGTTCATTACACGTCCTTAGCAAATTTCTTAAACTCTTTTGTAAGAGTGCCAGTAACCGATGGCTGACTGGACCAACTTGATGATCCTTTGTATCGAATTGCGATATCAACTACATCCATCTTACCAACAGATAAGATCATCTTCAATACTGCTGAAGTCGCACCTTGTTGACCTGGCTGTACTGATGTAGGATCAAGACGAATATGTGGTGCACCTTGTTTGAGAAGTGCATGCATCTTCTCAGCAATAGTATCTATTGTTAGTACTTCGCCTGCTGATACAACAGGTCCTTTCTTTGGACCATAGTCACCAATACCAGTAACAAGTGCAAAGTCAAAATTGTGTCTTTGTAAATCTTTTAGATCTAATTTGAATATTAACTGCATGACAGTGGATGCAACTGCTTCGGCATCCTTATTAAAGATATCTGCGATTTTAGCAAAAATACTTCCTTCACTTCTCAATTGTTCTCCCATCCACTTAGGATCAATTGTAGGGACTACTTTTTTCCAACCGTTTCCAACTTTAGCCTGACGATACTGCTTATCATTAATTTGTCCGGCGCGCCGAGCTTTTTCAATCACGCCTTTCATAAACTGAGAAACGGCATTTTCATAATCTTTTGCTAACTTAGGATTGCTTAAAAGATTTGAGATTGATTTATTAAGAATCGTTGGATCAGCTGTGGTAGGTCTATCTTTCTTCTTCAATGAGATACCATAAAACTTCTTACCTTTTCTTAAGATAATATCAGAAGAGTTATAGTCTTTCATTCCATAAGCATTAATCTTAAATTGTGCAACATCGCGATGCCATTTGCGTCCAGTGATGTATGCTTGATCGGCTGTACCACCAATAAACTTTTGAATTGCTTTTGCAGCCGAAATTGCTTGGCAGAAATTCGAATACTCGGAATCAAAAGCATCTAATTCTTTTTGAGCATAGTCATTGACTTTTGTTTTAACAATTGATTTTGCATTTTCGATGAATGCATCAAGTTCAACGATATCTTTTGGTTCTTTAATATTTGGAATACATGCAATTGCAGCAGACATTAATTCATTTGGATCAGTGCGACCACGCTTACCGTCTGGCTTTGTTTGGATATAAATTGATTTGTCAATGCTGTCAAACTTAAAATGGATATCTTTTGAAGCTCGAGAACTTGTGATTTCAATAGGTGTATAACCAGAAGTTGTCCTCAACCAATCATTTGCGGCAGAAACATATTTAACTCGTTCTTTGTCAGGCATGATTTGTGTAAGGGTAATTCTATTACCAGTTTCACTAACATATGAGGTATCTGCAACTTTGCTACCAGGCAATGCCCTGGCAATTGCAATTGCTGCCGATAAAGCCTGAGTGTTTTCCACAAGAAATCCTTTAAAACTAAGCATGAAAAAAGTACCACAGTAAAAATATTATGGTACTATTTATACTTTTTTTAGCGTTCGTATACGTAAACGTCAACTTCTGACGCATTCTCAAGACCACCGACGATATTGCCGAAATAGTCATAAGAGACTGGATTTGGTGAGTGTGGAAGGAAACTCCAATATGGCTTAGGTGCTACCATTTTTTTAAATGGACGGCGGCCACGAAGACAAACGCGATAACGAAGATCTGAACCAGCTTCTTTTTCGTCTAGGTTCATTTTCTTTACGCGTTCTTTGATAATCTTAAGATCCTCGTCAAAGTTTTTGTCAAGAGTCTTAAGAGTTGCAATGTAAGATTCTGATATGCGATTCATAATGTATTCTCCTCAATGAATATAGGGCCATTATACCAAACCTGACGGAAAAGTACATAGCCCTATATAAAAAACATAATATAAGAAAATCAATAACTTAGAGAGTTTTTATAAATTCTTTTGCAAACATCCCTATTACCATTAATGCCAATAAATATGGAAAAAGAAGAAGGAGGCGGTTGAACCAACCGCTATCCTTAAATTCTTCCCACCATGTTTGGCGGTACTTCATGCGGCCTCCGCAAATTCGATTGCAGTCTCCAATGCATTCTTCTTACGAGTTTGATTTCCACCAAACCAAGCCGAATACATACGGTTATCCGCATTACGACCTTGTACATGGTCAGTAACATAAGTCACTGAATTGTATGCCTGCCACCATGAACCTTCAGCAAATTCAGCACCTGGCTGAGTCTCAAGAACATCGAGACATTCTTTTGCATTCCGTGACAAAGTCTCGACAGACAATTTCTTATCCTGCACACGCTTGTCAGATGTACGAGGATAAACCGTGTTGTAGTATTCAACCAACTTATCCATTGAGAAACGCTTCGAACCAAGGTACTCAGCCATCTCACGGTATGTTGCAAGCTTTTCAGATGCAATGCCAAGAGCTTCCTTGACTTCACCTGGATTGAACTCAACACGGTGACCAACTTTCACTTGACGTTCTGCTTGCATGCTCAGTGAAAGAGATAATGTGTTATTACAAACCACACGAATCGGAGTGAATCGAACATCGATTGACTTACCATATTGATGTGGATTAGAGAAAAGGAGATAA